TACCCTGTGTAAGTTAGACAAAGTATTTATCTGATCAAGAGAAAGGGCTCCGAAGAGCCCTTGCATGTTTACAACAAGTAATTGGATTACTTGAAAGAAACGTTTGAAATGCTAACTTTACCTAAGTAGTCAGCCGCGTTACCTAAAGATGACGCTGTGTTTGTTAACTCAACATAACCATAACGTGTCATAAATGATACGACTGGTTCGAATGTTGCTGGATCAAGCACAACACCNGAACTCATCAACGGAATGTATGGGCAATAGAATGCAGCCGCATCAGACTCTGATGAACCTTTGTAACCGATTAAAACGTCAGTAGCGTCAGTTGCGTATGTGTTAACATAGACTTTCATTGCTGAGTTTAATGTACCAACAAACTTAGTGTTTGTAGGTGCTTCAAATGTACCTTCTGTTGTACGAGCAAATGCGCTAGTAGTAGCAGATTGTAGAATTGTTAAAGCAAATGGACTTACAACTGCCCAGTTACCTGCACCGCGACGTGTACGTTGAGCGATTAAGTTGCTTACGCGATTAATCTGAACAGCCAATGCGGCATGCTCGTCACCAACGAATGTTGCTGTACCAGAAACTGCTGACTGGTCATAAGCTTCAGTTGCTGAACCAGCTAAAGATGCTAATGAAGCTAGGATCTCTTGGTCGATTTCAGCTGTGATTTCTTGTGCCAAAGCAGCCATAACTTCTGCTTCGATATCAATACCTTGTTGCGCTTGAGCATCTTGAGCTGCCTCAAATGTCCAACGTGCTGATAGCTTACGTGTGCGAGCTTCAACAGTTTGCTTCAAGATTTGAATTGACATACGCTTACCTGCGGCACCTTCTAAAGTAGCTGTACTAGCTGCCTTAGCCGCACCAGAAACTTCGTTTCCAGAGTAAGATTCTGCAATTTTGAATGGGCTTAGTGCCTCTTCACCAGCAACAACTCCAGCGCCACTTGATGTATCGCTGTAGCGAACACGTAGAGTGTGGATTTGTCCAACTGGACCAGTCATTGGCTGTACACCAACTAACTCGTTAGCGATAACGGTTGGCATAACGCGACGGATCACTGGAAGGATCACGCGATTTAGTGTTGCAACGTTGCCGGCAGAAGTGGCACCAGCAGTAGGAGATTCCATCAAATACTTGCGAGTATTCTCAAGAGTTACACCCATTACTGATTTTTTAGTGCCTTGAAGGCCTTCTAAAAGAGCTTCCTTAGTTTCTGCCCAACGGCCGTTTAGTAGTTCTGACATTTAAATTCTCCTTAAATTTTTAGTCCAGCAAGGCGACGGATATCAACGATATTGCTATCACTCTCGCTGCTACGATTGCTGTTGGAAACTTTGTTTCCTGTAATTTCTTTAGCCTCTATAAGTGCCTGTTTCTTCTGCGGAGCTTTACCAGTGTTACCAGAGATAACTGATGGTAGATACTTGTCAAAACTTTCTACAAGTCTTGATGTTTTCACACTCTCCATTAATTCACCCATGATTTCTTTTTGCTCTGTGTTTAACGGAGACAAAAGTTCATTCATGATATGTTTACGTTCTTGTGACTCTTTAAGAGCCGCAATCTCTGCTTCTTTACTTTCTACGATTTGCTTTGCTTGTTCAATAACTTCTTTAGCTTCTTGAACAGCATGATCTTTCATGTCTATGACTTTGAGTAATTTTGCAGTTTCTGATTTCTCATTCAGGTAGCTTGCTTGATATTCAGAAGCAAAAGCTTCAAATAACTTGCGGCCAAAATCTGCGCGGCGAGCTGACTCAATGTCTTCTTTTAGTGATGTCATTTCGGAACGTAGTCCCTCTGTTACAACACGGTCGACCATTGTGGCAGCACGTTGAACAAATTGTTGTTTAACCTGCTTGAGTTGTTCACGTCCTTCACGGACTAAACGTACCTTGGTTTCAGCCAAGTCTTGTTTATCTTTATAAAANTCTGCGATTTCTTGAGCAAGAGCTTCTACTACGAATGTTTCTAATGCACCAAACTTTGAAGCCATTTCGACTTGATCTTCATGCAATTCTGCTACTTCAGATGCTAGTTGACGTGTTACAAATTCCTTCATAACACCTGCGTCATTCTTCATCTTAACAGCATACTTTGCTTTCATTTCAGCTAATTGCTTACGGTCTTCAGTGAATTCAACAAGTTCAGTTGATAACTGATCTGTAATCATACGATCAACAGCTTCAATCATTGTTTCCTTGTCATGCTCATACTTCTGAGCAAATTCTTCGCGTAGTTGTTGAGTTAATTGCTCGCGTGACTCGCTGATGCGAGCTTCGAAAGCTAACTCAATAGACTCTTTGATCTCTTCTGAAATCACATTATTTTCAAATAACGATTTTAGTGCATCCAACATGTGATTCTCCTTATTATTGGAGTTTGCCAATTATTGCTAATAGGCTCTCTTTGAGATATTGTTGTGCCTTAGGGTCACCTTTCACCTCTTGCGCTATGCGTAAGGCATTAAGACCACCGCGACTATTCATCAGGTGTTCATAAATTGGTGTGGGATATGCTCCAGGGGCGCTAGGTTGAGCTACCATATCTACTGTGATAATCTCAAAATCTGATACTTCACCGGAGCCGTCATCTTTGACGTTTCCAGATCCGCGGCTTGATACTCCTAATTTCACACCACTTTCTAACATAGTACGAATTAGTTGTCCCATCGGCGTAGGTAAAANCTTTAGTTTACCGTAACCGTTTGGACCGTCCATCCACATATTTGTAATCATGTGTGACACACGGTCCAGGTTAATTTTTAGATCGTCTGGGTGATCTACTTCTCCGAGAACACTATAACCATTTTGAATCTGATCGTTCAGGGTTTTGACAGCCTTGCCAATCTCATTCACAGGGTAAACACGTTGATTAGCATTACGGATACCGCCTTGAATGCAGATACCCGACATGTGCAACGATTTCCCGTCTTTGTCATCAGATTCAACGATCATTTTTGCTTCGTTGAAGCTTAGATTCTCTCGAAGATATTTCATAGATTACTTACGTGATCCGATTAAGCTCTTCTTATCTGGAGCTGTATCGCCTGATCCTTTCTTCTCTGGACCATGGCCTGGCTCTTTCTTCTTGAACGCTGACTTACCAGCATTTGCGCCTGGTACGTTTACGTTTCCGCCGTCTTGTAAAGTAGGCTTGCTACCTTTGAAAACGCCGTTGCCTTTTAGTTGACCTTTGTTAGCTTCAACACCGTGCTCTACTCCGCCGCGAGCGATATTAGACGTTGTGCCGCCCATGTCGTTCTTACCGGCTACGATTGACCTAGCATTTGTGCCGTTGTCGCCGTGCTTTGGTAAAGCAACTTTGTCAACATATTCCATGAACTTAGCCATTTCGTCTTGTTCTTCTGGTGCGCCCATGTCCATATCGTCCATGCCGCCGTCCATTTCTGGCTCAGCATCCATGCCCATATCGTCAGCACCCATATCTGGCTCGTCTTCTTCACCGGCCATTAATTGTTCAAATTCTGCTTTTAATTCTTCTAAAGCGTCTTCTAGGTCCATAACGCGAGTTTCAACATCGCCTTCTTCACCTTCGTCGCCTGACATATCATCTTCTTCACCGTCGTCACTTTCTACGTCGTCAATGAAATCATCAGTAGCATCGCCACCTACATCACCTTCTTCGCTGTCAGCATCATCAGCTTCATCTGCTTCTGCGTCATCTTCTGGCTCTTCTTCACTGTCTTTAGCGAATGGATTTTCACCTTCTTTTAAATTAAAATCAGAATCTAAAAGTTCTTCATAAATTTCGCGGCTTTTTGCAACTACGATATTATGGAAAATTTCTTTTGCTGTTTCTTGATCTTCGTTGATCAACGCCTCAAGCATGGCTTCAAATTGCGTACGGTCAGTCATTGTTCTTTCTCCTGTGAATGATGGTTACAAGGCTGTATTATATTTACACTAATATTACAAAAGTGGTATAATATAGCCGCAAAACGACTCGTTTTGTTAAAATTCTTGATATTTATGCCGCTGGGGCAGGTGTGTAATACATTGAATGCACAAAGTCTAACTCACGTTCTTGTTCTAATATATGTGCTTCACTTGATTTGCGCAANTCATTNATTTGTTTTAGACTTAATCGTGTCTTACGAGTATCTTTCCTGCGCATAGTCGTCATGTCACGGTCAGCAGAATATCTAAGGTCGTTAGCTACATTGCGTGTATCAGGATCAATATAAAACAATTCTCTAAGTATCATAATGATATTTATGCTATTGGCGGTGTTGCAGGAGCCGTGCCCACTGCGGTTGTACCACCTTCGGTGCCTGGCTCAAGATCACCTGTAATATCATCAGGAGCACTTAGGTCGCCTGCGGCACCTAGGTCGCCTTCAATACCTGCGGCACTTAGTCCTGCTGAACGTAATTCGCCTGCACTGTCAGTCATTGTAGGCTGTCCTTTGCCGGACTCTTCGCCCCATAGNCGTTCGTTGTCTGCAATTTCTTCGTCTGTTAAGCCTAAGAAACGTTTNAATGCAAAACGTTTTGACATAAAAGGAACTGCTTGNATAGTGTTAAATGTATTAATACGTTCGCCGTCAAGCGCACTTTGACGTGTGCTTGCAAAGTTTAAAGGCGGATTAAACTTCAATTCAAACAAGTTTGCGTC